TCATGCTCCAATCAGACCATTCTTTTAAATGATCCCATAGGTCTGTTAAAAGTTTCATAGAAACCTCCTTGTTATGAGGGTTTTATTACTTTACGCCCTTAAATGCAACTTTTTTGATTTGTTGCCTGCTAGTCTGCCCTTTTGGACCTGGACCTTTGTTATCTTTTACAACATACGCTGGCATAGTAACAGCTGCTGTATCTGCAACGGCAGGATTAGGAAAAGGATTTGTAGACTTTACAGTTTCCATTTTTGCTTGTTTAAATTTCATAAGACCTCTTAGTGTAACGTTGGTTTTCTTTCTTTGAGTATGTTATCTTTGTCATTCTCAAAAGCCTTCTTACCACTTTCGCCCATTGTTTGTAAATAGATCATTTGAGCGGCAGTCATAAATAAAGATGCAACAACCATTCTCTCCTCCTCAGAAAAACTGTCCTGAAAAGCATAAGTTATTAGATCGTCAACAATTTTATTTATTTGCGGTGCTTCCATATAGTTATTATGGACACAATTTGATATTTATCAACTTCTTTTTCGTTTCTTTTTTTTCTTACCAGCTTTAGATAATGCTATAGCAACAGCCTGTTTCATTGGCTTACCCTCTTTTTTTAACATCTTAATGTTCTTGGATATTGTTTTTTGTGATTTACCTTCTTTGAGCGGCATTTAATTTTTGCATTTGTATGTTGTTTCTTTGTGCAGCTAGTTGAGCAGTTTGTTGCAACTTAGCTGCGTCTATCATAGATTTCTGTTCAAGCTTTGCCATGTCTAGCTCAGTTTTAGCTTGTTTAGCCATTGCGTCAGCCATCACTCTTTGTCTTTCTATATCTATTTCTTCTTTCTTTAAATCAACTAATGGATCAGATCCTTTACCTCCCTCTAGGTATTCTTGCTCTTCTGCAACTAGTTGGCCCATAATCTCAGATTGCACTTGAGCTATTTGTTCTTGTATTAAATTGTTAATTTGTATTTGCACAACATCAGGAACTTGACCCCCGAATTGATTTGCAAGTTGTTCTAATTTTTCTCTATTTTTTTCCATAACATTTTTAACAGAGAGTTGTGACACATGTTCCAAAACATGAGAAGTAATATTAACTAAAACGTCCGGCATTGTTCTAACTAAAACAGAAGACATGAATGCCCTATGCGTTTCAATGTGAGCTACATGATCTTGATCTGGAAAAGCTTTTGCAACTTTCTTGTTAAGAAGTTCAGCATTTTCTATTACAGGATCTTTTGGCATTGGTCTTGCTGGTGGAGGCAAAATTGCATCAATGTTTTGTATACCAAGTGCTTGATACATTCTTCTATAAGCCTCATAAGTATTGTGAATTTGTGGGTTAGTTTGTGCTAATTGTAATTGAGCTTGAGCCATTTGTATTCTTTGTGACATAGAAAAAATACTAGGATCTGATACAGGTATGATATCGACACGATTATCAAAATCTGTTTGTTTAATAAATCTTTGTCCACCTGGAATGTTGTAAGGATATTCCGGAGGCAAATATAATTGAAATATTCTAGCTAGTAATTTAAATTCAGTTTTTTGTGCGTAATGACATCGTTTGTGAATTGCACTCATTACTTTTGTGCCTTGTTCAATCATTGCCATTGTAGTCCCTACAGGATTAGCATTATTAGAATCTGCTATCTTAGCATCAGCAACAGCAGCAAATCTTTTACCTGCATCTACGCAAAAACCTAAAAGCTGCATTAAAGTTTGACTAGGTTCTTTGTAAGGTAAAGGAACAAAATTTTGTCTTAGGTCTCCTCCTGGTGCATCCACGTCTCTGAATTCACCTGGTTGTAATGGGTTGTCATCATCACGAATTCTAAGTCCTCTAGCTTTGAAACCTGCTGGTAAATTGGAAAGTGTGCCCGCATCGATAAGTTGACGTAGCGCAGAGGTAGCCGTTCTGGATAAACCACCAAGCATGTGAATAAGACCAAAACCATAAAAGCCAAGACCTGGCAAAAAACGATAGTGTACAAAGTATTGTATCTTTTTCTTCTTTGGATCTTCTTGTCTATAGTTACGTCTAATGGATAAAACTCTTCTAGAACCCTCATCTATTGTAACAATGTAAGGAAGTTTAACACCTGTAGGCATGTTGTTCAAACCTAGATCTTCGAAACCAGGTATGTCTAAATCACAATGCATTTCTAATAAAGTACATTGATCATCATATTGATCGTTTGGAGTTACTCCATCAATCTTGTCATACTTTTCTTGTAGAGAATCTTGTTTGTTAACTACTTCTAATTCTACGTCTCTATAAAAACCACTAACCTGACTTTTCCTTACATCGTTTTTGTTTTGTCTTAAGACGTGAGTTATTCTTGGTGCAGTTTCTAAATCAGTAGAATGATAAGGGACAACTAAATCCTCTACAGGAATAAATTTTGCTACTGCTCTATCTAAGTTAGAATCATAATAAATTTTTTTAAATGCAGATCCTGCTAATGCTAGGAAAAATAACATTTGATCCATATCAGAATCATACTCTTCCATTACATCTGTAATTTGATAATTCATAAATTCACGAACTCTTTTTGCTTGCTCTTCTACTTGAGGATTCTCAGCTCCTACGATATTACATTTAACTGGACCTCCTGCAGGTAATAATTCTTTGTAAGCTTGTGCTTGAAACTGTGTAACTGATTCTGCTAACAATGGATGTGTAACACCACTAGCGCCTTGAAATGGTTGAGATCTATCTTCATATTTAAATCCTAATAAATCTAAACCTTGAGTATATCCATGTTCCCAATCACCTCTCGTTTCTTTATCATTAAGATAATCTGACATTAAATCAGATGAAATTTTTTCTAGTTCTGTCTCATCTATAAAATCTGCTAAGTTGTCATCAAAACCAGGACCTCCTGTCATTTGAGGTTGACCAAATAAAGCTCCACCATCTTGCAACATCTGCACGTCACTTTGTTGTCCTGTGTTTACATCAACTTCAACAGTTCCCCCTGCATATTGATCAACACGTGGTAGTTCTTCAACTGGTGGATTGATTGGATTAATTCGTTTATCTATTGCCATTACACGCTCTTCATGAATATTTCGATGTCAATTAGGGGATCACCCATGTCATTTTTTGTTTTACCACCCTTTTTAAACTGTGGCAAACCAATCTTTTTAAAGAGCTCTAAGTCAAAGCCCTCTGCTCTCAAATCGATATATGGCATATTAATTAATATTAGGTCTTTATCTGCCCCACCCACTCTTACATGATTTTTTAATCCTGGAAAATTTTCTATAGCTTGAACATATCTAGAAGAGGTTGCCTCAGAATAATCATCACCAGGTCTTCTACTAAATTTGTATGTTCCATCTCTTTTTACTTGTAATTGAATTGATTCTATTTGTTTATCATTAAGACCTAAAGCCTTACCTCTTTTAGTGATATCCTTGTTAATATCTTTTATAAATTTATCTATTCTGCCATCGTATATTGTTTTAAACCCTTTGTAGGTATCAGAATCAGCACTGCTTACGTTCTCATATACAGCAACAACATCTGCTGGAGACCAACCTAAATATGCATCACCGTCAGCAATAGCTTTTTCTAAATTATCTTTTACTACTTGTTTAATCCAGTATTGTGCACCACCTGAAAAAGGATAAAAATTATCACTAGCAGTTTCATAAACTTCAGTAGAATCTTCTGGTGGTTTAGATCCAGGAAACTTTATGTCCGTGCTTTTTATTTTACCATCAAAGAGATCTGTTTGAAGTTCCATCATAACAGTTCCCTTTTGATCATTAGCATAATTTATTAATTTAGCAGATCTAGAGAAAGCAAAATCATGACCTATTGATGGGTGACTACCTTCATGTTCGTTAAGTTTTGAAGGCTGATCATACTCAGGTTTGAATGTATGTGATAGTATCATATAGTTTTCAGCTCTCAAGTTAGGAAAAGCAATTGACATATGCTCGTTAGTAAATTGATTGTTACGTAAAGTTTCCGTTATGTTACTTATTGAATTTAATATTTCGTTGTTTTGTCTTGTTGCATTAATTGTAGCAGCATCTAAATTAGGATATTCACTCATTAATGTTTCTGTCATCTCAGGTATCTTAGCAAGCGCCGCTTCTGCACTTTCTCTGTTAGTTGCTGTTGTCATTTCTTTTAGTTGATCAATGACTAAATTACGGTACTGCTCCATAAATTGACCTAGTGGTCCTGGACGGAAAACCATATTCATGTTTTCTAATCTTGTAATTTCAGTTCTTAAATTTTGTGGTAGTAATTCTTGATCCTCTCCTAATTTTTTAGCTGACCCTTCTGCATAACCAAATTCAATTTGATTTGGACCAGATTGAAATAATTTAAGTAGTTCTGACGCAGTGTATTTATCTTTGTCTGAACCACTAGCAATCATGTTATTTAAATAACCCATCATACCGGTATCTCTTAACTCTAAAGTTAAACCTTTTTGAGGATCTGAAATTTCATTACTCCATTGATCCAGAGTTTTCTTTTCGTTACCAGAATAATTTGCTTTTATATAATCCTCTGTTTTACTAAATCTTTTATTTATAGCAGCTTCACCAATGTCTATGTCATCTATGTTTTCCATCATTTTTGTGGGCACTAATGCCTTAGATTCTTTTTTCTTATCACCCATTGTTAAAATAAAATCTTCTACAGTACGCGGTTCAGGTATAGGAGTAACATTACTTGTATCCATTTTAGGTTGTTCTACTGTTATATTAGCATCATCTAAAGGACCTTTAGGATCTGGAAGAGGTGTAATTAATGGTTCATTTTTTACAGGCACAGGTTTTAATCCTGTATCTTTCGCTCTCTTAGCTTCCTCTTCTTGTTGTTTTCTAATTTCTTCTTCACTTGGTGCAAACACTTTACCTGAAGGAGTATCAATCATAGGAGAAACAGCTGTGGCTCCCATAGCTAGTATGGGTAATAGATCCCTTAATGCACCTATCTGATCACTTTGTAGATTTGGCTTTTGTATTTGTGGTAAAATATCTAAAGCACTAGGATCATCTAGTACACTGGCTGCCCCAGCTTGAAACTTTTTCTTTTTAGCCATTAGCTAAGTCTTGCTTTTCTAAAGCCTCTTTTAGCTGCGCCAGTTCCACGGACACCGGTTCGCGCACCGTCTTTCGCTTTCTTAATTTTAGCGATTGCAGTTCTTACGCCACCTTTAGCAGAAACCTTTTGTTTGGCTGCTTGTTTCATTGGCTCAGTTTTATTGCCATCTTTATCAAGATCTAAGAAATCTGGTTTAGAACCTTCTTTAAATTTTTGTTTACCGCCGTCTTTGTTTGTCATACCTAATTGCTCCATTACTTTGTTTTTTCTTTTGTTTAATTTTTCTATTTCTTGTGTTGTCTCTGCAGATTCTAAGCCCTGCTCAATGAATTTCAATTGCTTTTCTAGTTCAGCAATTTTTCCTTCACCTAGTTTCTGATCTAAAAATGCTTTAGAATCTTGACCAAACGCTTTACCTGCAGCCACACCTTTCTCACTTATTGCCATGTTGCCCCCTAATAATATTCTCGCATCTGTAAAACACCAGGCTCATCCTCGTAATCCTCTGGATGCGATATAAAGTTTCCTTGTCTAAATCTTAACAAAGCTTGAGTGGTGGAGTCAACATAATCGTCGTGTTCACCAAAAGGAAAAGCAGCACATTCCTCAATAACCTCTTGCGCCCATCTCTCATCAGGATACCAGATCTGTCCAGCCTCAAAAAGAGGTGCCACGGCGTTTACCCTTGAATGTTTATCATTTCCTTTGCTCGGTGTAAAGTTAACAACTGGAATTCCTGATTGTCTTAATTCATACGTTAATGGTAATCCTGAAGCTTTCGCCTCCACTATGATGCTTTCCGGTTCCCAGTATTTATATTGCTCATGTGCGATACGTTTTAACTCTGGAAACTCCCATCTACCTCTTTTCGCATCTAGCAGGATGCACGCCGGCGCTTTCATTTCATCACGATAAAAGACTCCCCATGTAGTAATCGCGGAGTAGTCTGCTGTTTCTTTTTTAGAGTATGCTGTATCGTAGCTTTGAATTACATGCTGGAGGGGAGGGGGATCGGCGTACTCGTACAACTTCCACCAGTCGCGTTTTATAATGGAACCTTCCTCTGATACGGGTTGCTGTTGCCATTGTGCTTGCCATTTCTGCTCGGACAACGAAGCGCGGACCGATAACAGTTCGTCCGCTTTCCAATATTCAGGCCACATAGGATTCTGTGTTTCAGGAAAGATAGCAGGGAATTCTATAATATCCCATTGATCCGCTTTTACTTCTTTTTGTGCATTGACTAATTTACCTGTAAGATCTTTAACTGACCAACGTGTCATAACCACGACTATTGCTCCGCCAGGTTGTAGACGCTGACGAGGGCCCGAGGTATACCATTCATACGCGTTGTCCATGGCTGTTGTGCTTAACGCATCTTGCTCCGAGTGAGGATCATCAATAATGAGCAGATCAGCACCACGACCAGTAATGGCACCCCCAACACCAGCAGCAAAGTATTCGCCACCCATGTTGGTTTCCCAACGGCCCGCGGCCTTCGAGTCTTGAGATAGTGATATGTTTTTAAAGACATTTTTATATTCCTCCTGGTCCATTAAGTTACGCACCTTTCTACCAAATCTATATGATAGTTCTGCAGTGTGCGTTGTTTGAATAATTTTTAATTTAGGGTTGTGGCCCATCATCCATGCAGGAAATAAGAAAGAAGCAAATTCAGATTTTGTATGACGTGGTGGCATGTTAACGATTAAACGTTTCAGCTTACCGTCTTTGATCATGTTAAATTTTTCTGCAATCTTTCTATGGTGATATCCACCAATAAACTCTGGCCATACTGCTCTAACAAAAGAGAGGTAGTCATTTCTCGAGTGTTCAGCTGTATCTATTTCTGCTTTACGTAATTCTAATTTTTTAATTAGATCTGCAGCTTCATCACTAGTTACTTGATCTAGATCCATATTATTTTACAAATTCTTCGCAAAAGATACCACATTCAATGTGATAGTTTTTAAGATC